AGAAGAAGATGATTAACAGAGTCTGCATTTGGAGTATTATCAACTGGATCTTCTGGTAAAGAATCTCCTGACATTCCTATTGCAGAGTTACTGTCTTGTTTAGTTTCTGACATTTCTTCTCCTTTTAATTAATAAAAATCGAGGAAAGTTAATACTATCCCTCGTTACTTTCCAAACTTTTTTTGAAATTATCTACAGCAGCAGCCATTTCTTTCTTTCTAGCATTAGCTTCTGTATTCATTGCATCACGTAATAATTTCTGTTCCCCTTCAGTTTTGACATATGCACCTTCCATATCCCCTTTGACTTCTTCTTTCTTTTTGTTGATCTCAACAGAAGCCTGCATAACCTTATTCTTAATACCTGCTTGAACAAGCTGTCTTTCAAGGGTTTCAATAGTACCTTCTTTATCTTTTAATGCTTCAGACATTTGACTTACTTGCCCTTGCAATTGAGAATAAATACTCTTACGCTTTGCAATCTTTTCTTTATTCCTAATATCTGTTTCAGCTAGAACTGCAATATCATCTACAACTCCTAATTGCATTAACTGTTTTAATTCTTCTAAATATGCCCATCTATTTACTGGCAATGTAGATCCAGATACAATTTTTACATCAAACTTAGCAGCCGCTAAATCCATAGACTTGCCTATCGCTTGCCCCATATCATTATAAATAGGAATATTAATTTCTTGCTCACGACTTTCCATTATAGCACTAGGCTGAACAATTCTAAATCTTTTATTCGCTGTATATGTAGCTTGAGAAAATTGTTTAACAACTTCTCCTACTTGCTTTAATGCAGGTTCAATAGAACTTTTCATCCATTGCTTAATTCTTCTAGTACCATATTCATCAGATGCTAACATCCCTCTAAATGTTTCGCTAGCATTTTGTGCATCACCCATCATGGAGGAATATATACCAGCGAGGTATTCCATATCTGATTTGCCTTGCTGTACCACACTAAAGAAAGCGTTAGATAATGGAGCCGGCATAACTGGCGTGGGTCTTTCTACACCAGGACGAATGGGAAGTAATGCTCCAGGGGCTGATGAATATTTCTCCCAGGTATCATTATCAATAGATCCTTCTTCATACATCCATCTTAAGCTAGATCCTAATGATGCATTATGAACCATAATTTGATGTGATTTATTTATTTCCTGCTGCTTCCCAACTAAAGGAGATACTGCACTCATTGAATATGGAGTACCAGTCCATTTAAAATGAACAGGAACAATAGGATAATCTACTACAGTGTCTGGTAAAAGTTTTTCATATAATAGTTGATCCCCAGCTACACAAGTTTGCTTGATTCTTGGTGAATAAAATTGAACACTATCAACAATATTCTTTGCAAACTTTTTATCTTTTTGCATTACTTTAAAATCTTTTTCAGGAACTACAGTACTTTCAATTCTAGAATTAGCAGCTTGAAGTTTACTCATAAGTTCTTGAGAGAAACCTTCTAGTTGAGCTTGCATCATCTTTTGAGCTTTTTCCATCTCAAGTTTATATCTATCTGGAAGCATCTCACCTTTAGCTACCGCCTCCTCCATTTGCTTTTGTTGCTCAAGCAACTGTACTTGCATTTCTTGTTGCATTTCTTGCATCTGTACTTGATGTTGCTCTTTAATTTGTGCTAACTCTTCTTTACTTGGAGGTATCCGATAGAATACATTAACAAAAGATGTTTGTACTTTTTCATATACTTCAAAAAATTCTATTAATTGATCAACTTCTCCTTCAGAGTCTATGCCATATGAATCTCCAGTAGGATCTTCACGCATAAATAATTTTTGATCTCTATCACCTAATGCTCTTGATGTTAATGATGAATTAGATCCTTCATTAACTCCAGCCTTAGATATTTTAGCTTTCATATCTGGATATAATGCTTTGAGATGATTCTTTGGTAGAACCTTTCTAACCATAATAAATGCAGCATCTTTAAATAATAAGTCTCTTGATTTAGGATCTACATATATATCAAATGGTTCTGGCTGATGAATAACTACCTCACCCATTCCGTTATCTTGATTGGCATCTACAGCTACATGAATATATCCTATAGATTTAGTTATACAGTCATTAACAGCATTAGCATAAAGTGTATCACCATTAGAGTTAGACCATATATAATCAGCTAAGTCAGAAAAGACAGAAGCGACATCAACGTCGCTCCCTTCTACTCCAATAGCTTGCCATCTTGGATTATTTGCAGTGGCATAAAAGTTTAACATTTCCACCACAGGTGAAATACGGTTTATTGTAAAAGTAGGCATGCCTTGTTGTTCAAGAGAAGCCTTTTCGCCATTACTTAATTGTTCATCGTGAGCAAATTCATACCCACGCTGATTAACGTATTCCCACTGAGTCCTTACAGGGTTATTCGCTAGCTTGTATATCTCCCGGACTCTGTCCGAGGCTTTCTTCTTCGCCATAATTATCCTCTATATATTTATCGTTCTCAGCATAAAATAATCCTAAACCGTGTATCACTCCATATTCAGCTATGTAACCAAGCATAGTATCTAGCTCGTTTCCGATCTCTATTCCACGCTTCTCTTTAGCTAAACGCTCAAGCTCATCTACTTCCATTTTAAAAACATCAGGCTTGCCTTCAGATGGTATTTCCTCAATCTTTGCTGCTTTAGTATTAATATCAGAAGGTATTCTTGTAATCCCAGACTGAGGAGAATCTAAGGTTAAATCCTCAATGCCTATTTCAGGTTCTTCATAAAAGAATGCTTGATCATCTTCTATTTGATCTGAAAATAATTTATCAGGATCTGCTTCTGATCCCCATCCATCCATTAAATCATTTACGCTGTTATCCATGACCTCGCCTTTGGTTTATCTTTATACCATCCTTCCTTATTCTTCTTTGCATTCATAGGAGGATGTGCATATTTACATGCATATGCTAATGCATCTATAGTATCATCATGTGCCATACGTGGACCAAATGTAGTAATCTCACGATCAAGATCATAATGATGTTTCTTTATATGAATCTGCCCAATCGCAAAACGTTGGGCTAAAATTTCTTGTATCCTATCTCTCTTTGATAGTCTATTCCCCGGTTTTTCTGCTTTAAATCTGACGGAGAAATCATTCCTTCTTCTCATTTCTGCTTGTATAGCTTGGAATATAGGCTTAGACATGGTAGTATCTTCAACTGTAAATAACATAGGCCTATAAAAACCAGCTAAATCAAACATATGATCCACTATGCCTTTCTTGTTCTCTCCAGGTATTGCAAGCACAGGTAGCGACCTATGACGTATATAATCAAGAACATAGATATTGTTGTCACAATCGACAGCAATAGTAAGTAACACGCTAAAGTCACTATCCCTACGAGCACTGTCGGTAGCTGGATCCACTCCAACATATACGTCACACGGTTTAGGATCATCTCCGTCTGGGACAATGAAAGACATCTCAGTCTCATCATCATAGATAAACTGTCCGTCCCAATATTTTATATGCTCCCTTCGGAACATTGAATCTTCTGCACTCTGAACTTCCATCATATATTCTTGATAGAATTTCTGTGGCTGTCCAGAATCTGCGTAAAACTTTTTCTTTCGCTCCATTTCCTTGTGACCAAACCAACCTGGCCATAAAGGAGTCCCATCGTCCTGTAGTGCCTTGTAAGTAATTACCTTCCAAGAATAGTCTTCATTTTGCGCCTTAGCTTTAAGGTGGCCGTTAAGAATATTCGTAGTAAACGCATCGAAATGCACAGGCGTACCATTAATACGCAACCGCCCGTCAGCAGGCTCCAAAGCAGGGAAGACCACTGCCGTAACAAGATTTGCGATTTTAGAACGAGACTCAGGCGTACAGGTATTATTCTCGTCTTCAAAATCGTCAAGGATGATGAGATCGTATCTTTTATGCAACTTAGCCCCGCCACGTATACCTGAAAGGTTTGATTTCGAGATAAGTTTGCTGCCATTCTTAAGCTCAATGTCATCTTCTGTCCATTTTCTTCCTTTAACATCACCGAAATAATACTTTATTTTATCATTATATTCCAAATGATATTTTACATAATCCAAATTTGGTACAGATATTTTAGAAGACGCAGCAACCCATCCGTAAAACAATGGAGTTTGTGTAAACACAAAATCATGTACGATATTGCACTTTGTAAGAACTGTTTTGCCATGACCACGTGGTAATATTACTCCTAACTGCCTGTGGTCTTTATCCATCAAGGCGTCTGCTACTTCATAATGAAAAAAAGGAGTTTCACTCCTCATAAAATCGTCTGGTAAAAATAGTTTACCAAATGCTATTAAATCTTCATGTGCTAATCTAAGTTCATCTTCCATCTTAGAGACATTGTTTAAATTTATATTAGCCATTAATGAGGTTTGCCATTTGTGCTGATTTACTCATGTGCTCCAATAGATATCATGTCTATAACATTCATCGATTCATTCAATTTATTATTTAAGCCTTCACCTCTCTCCTTTACTGGAGGCAAGTCAATTCCAAGCATCCACATAGCGTTCTCTCTTACATCTTCTCTAGATTTAGGATTTATTAATTTTTCCTGAGGAGCCTTATCAAATAATTTATAATCTGTTTGCTCTGAACTTAAAAGATCTTTTTTATACGCTTCTCTTATTGATTTTATTCTTGCTGGAGTCCTATGTCGGGTAGCATCAGCTTCTATGGTAGCAATATCACCTTCTTTAAATATTTTCCACTTCTTAACGCCATCTTCAGTAATAGGGTACCCCCATTGTCCTATATCAATATCATCACCATAAAAATAGTCACTCCATGAAGTCTCTTCATCATATCCTGAAATAGGCCATTTTAATACATCTACTCCATACGGTTGCTGAATATACTTTTTGCCATCTTCTTCTAATATACTCCATCCATATATTTCATTGTCACCAAACTCTTGACGTTCGCTTCCTTGTCTCATTTTCCACTGAAATTTCTCCATATTAGACATGTCTGCTGATTGTTCCATATGTGCTTGTTCATGCCAATATTGTTCTCCTAAAGAAATATCCCATCCGTGATATAAATTGACAGTATCAG